GCCCTCTGCAATCGTCTGGTCTGATACGGCCAGTGGGGCCAAGATCAATACAGGGTTACCGGTATGCCTTGCAACCTGGTCGGCCCATGCAAGCTGCATGATCGTTTTACCCATGCCCGTGTCGGCAAAGACTGCCGCTTTTCCGCGATGGCATGACCACCGAACGATATCTATCTGATAATCAAACAGCGGGTACTCCGATAAATCAGCATCAAAGCCGCTTGTCTGTGTTATAAATTGCTTATCACGGAGAAACTTTTGGTATGCGCTCATACATGGCTCCATGCTTCAAACTTGCGCACCCTGAATATTGTGTTGGGGCTAACCCCAAACAGCTGAGCTTGCTGCGCGTCCGTCCTCCCCTTGCGGTTTTCGCGGATCTCTTTAACCTTCTGATCGTCAAGACGTGCGTTGTAGCAACTCTCGCCCCGAACCCTGTAATGATTTGTTTTCATGCTGACTTTCTCCCAAACAGTGAATTCATTTCTGCCAGTGCGGATCTTGCTGCCACTGCGGTTGCCGCCTTCTCACCCCGATCTTCTAGTAAACGATCCGGGGCAATTTCCCGATGCGATGCCGCTTCCATTGCGGTCATTCCGTAATTTGGTTTGCACATGGCGCGGAACTCAGGCAACCCAGGAGGAAATGACTTACCGCTATCCCGGCAAGCAGTGAGGCCAATACCGAGGTCTGCCGTAGATAGGTCTGCGAGGCCACGAACCCATGTGTCGTTTGGCTCATCGCCCTGATCCCTCAACCAGGTATGGCCGAACATTTCCGACATCCGCGACCACAACTCCCACATCGGATGCCCCTGCGGCAGCTCGTTTCGCTGCAACTCGCTCTCCGGGAGTCGGCGCCCTTTCTGGATACTGCCCAGTGTTTGTTGCAGGTCTATTTTTTGCATGGTATTTACCCTCAATGACGTTGGTCACAGCGCGCTCGCTTACTAGGAAATCAAAGTCTGCCTGCCACGCTTTACCGTCCACCCTGCCCATCAGGAAGTCAGATCCACTCACTGCCTCAAAGTACAGCCGCCAGGAATCGACAGAACTATCGAAGAATCCATGACGCTGCCGCAGAGCAGCTTTTCGTTTTGCGTTTACGACTTTGACGGATCTGAGTGTTGGTAGGGTTTCGTGGAATAGATCAACGATTGCTTGATATGGAACAGCCGGTGAGGCGGTAGCCGATGACGTAGTAGTTTCTTTACTACTGGTTAATGGTTCTTGGTTAATGGTTCTTGGTTCTTGGTTAGGTGGCGATTCGTTACGTTCTTCCAACGTTTCGTCAACGTTCCGTGCACGTTCCGTTGCATTTTTATCACGTTCCGTTTGTTTTGATTTGCGTTTCTGTTCGCGCTCCAGTGCGATGCGCTTGTTGTTTACTGACTTCTCTTGGTACTCAGAAACTTCTTCCTGTATGCGTGCCTGCACATAAATATCACCTTCCAGCTCAAAGAATTTCCGCAATACAAACTCAACGGCTTCAATTTCTTCCTTGGAACTGGCCCACGCCCAATCGATTGCTTGCTCAAGTGTCGGGAATAGCTCACGGTCGTAGCACGCATCCATCAAAAGGGTGTACGCGCCGTGCTGGAGCATTGAAAGGCGCCCCGCTTTCTTGGCGTAGTCACCCAGGTTGCGCTTGTAGTAGTGCATCAACCCACCATCCGGATCTGGCTCTGTACGCCCTCTATGGATATAGGTATACCGCCGTTGTCGAACGTGGGGCGGGTTGCGTATTGTTTAATATCTGGCATAATTGCTTCACCTCTTCTGAGTTACCCCGGTGGGCTACAACCCTTAAGCCGGGGTTTTTTATGCTGCTTTAATTTTCCTTTCTATTGGCCTCTTTTCGTAAGACGTGTATTTACCGCCTCCGTGGTCGACAATAAAAACCTGCCTACCAGCCTGAAGCATCTGTGATATAGCACCCTGGGTGCGGCCTATGATTGCGGCAACCTCATACTGTGTATGGGTCTCGCAGAATGTCTTTAGCGGTATCTCTCTCATGCCTGCACAATAGCGAGACTAATCCACCACGTCAACTACCTTTAAAAATAATTAGGTAAACTGTTGACGGAAGGCATTAGATCGCCTAATCTAAACACATACCAAACAACAGGAGCGCGACATGACACCAATCGAAAGCATCATTTTATTCTTAGCACTAATCTGCGGAATGCTCTGCATCATGCTTATTGCCATGACCGCAGTTGACCTGTCCCTATTCATATTTAAGCGCCTGCACAGCAAGCCCCGCCGTGCCATGGCCACACGAAAGGAGTGCAGCTGATGGACGCTTATCTGGCGGTAGACAGGGAGCACGCTGAGAACTGCGATATCCAAGATGCAGATGCCGAGTGGCTTGACACTGAAAGATCCATTCTTGCTGACGACATTATTGACGCTGTTGAGCATGGTCATCCAGGCGCGCAGGAGAAAGTGTTCTGCATCCTCTGCGAATACTTCGATTCCTTTTCCGAGCAAGACATTGAAACCTGCCGTAAGGCAGTGGGGGTACCAGCATGAAAACACTATTGGAAAACGTGGAGTTCCGGGGCGAGACTATAAATCTCCCTGTCGAATTTGATTACGCGGTTGAGGACTTAGGGCTGACTGTCTACACAGTGGAATCTGGCGGAAGATCAATCAAGCACCTCCTGACGCACAAGGAAATGGGGCAGCTTCTGGAAGAGTCTGAGCGGCATTATCAGATGTGGCAAGGGTGCCGCGATAAGACAAAAGACGCGATGAAAGAGATCGTGGAAGCGGCCAGGGCAGAATATTTTGATGACCCGGTAAGCCGGGCAAGGGGTTAGATATGATAGCGTCGCAGAGTGATGCAGGCCGTCAGTCAGAGGCGCTGCAAAGGCTGAGGGCTCCTTTTCCGCTCAACCAGGTCAGCAAGCTGCCAAAGCCCACAAAAGCACAGACTGATGCGGTCAAAGCAGACTTTAAAAAAGGGCAGCGATGTGAAGTGTGCGGCGCATGGCATCACCCATCAGTGGTTCACCTCGACTATGTGGGTCACGCGGCGTTGACTGACAGGCTCTTAGAAGTTGATCCTCTATGGAACTGGGAGCCACTGGCCTTTGATGCATCTGGGCTCCCGGCAATCGACAAAGACGGGGGCTTATGGATCAAGCTAACCGTGTGCGGCATGACTCGCATGGGGTACGGCGATGCCTCCAATAAGATCGGCGGGGACGCGATGAAAGAACGTATCGGAGACGCGCTGCGAAACGCCGGCATCCGCTTCGGAGCCGCGCTTGATCTGTGGCACAAAGGGGATCTTCACGCACATGAAAACGGCGGCGACAGCGAACAAGAACCAACCGAGCCCCCATCAACCTATCCAGACGAACAGTTAAACAAAAACCTTCCGGATTGGAGGATGGCAGTCCAGTCTGGAAAGAAAACACCCGAGCAGATCATAGCGATTGTCCAGTCAAAAGCGCCGCTCACCGACCAACAGAAAGCAACCATCCGCAACTGTGCGGCGAAAGAAGGATAGATTGTATGAATATCATCGAAGTAGTACAGGGCAGCCAAGAGTGGCTGGACGCCCGCGCCGAATACCACACCGCAAGCGAGGCTGCGGCGATGCTTGGCTTAAGTCCCTACATGAGCCGTACTGATTTACTTAAGCAAAAGGCGCTGGGTATTGTTGCGGACGTTGATTCCGCAAAACAATACCTGTTTGACAAGGGCCATGCGGCTGAGGCGGCAGCGCGGCCCCTGGCAGAGGAAATCATCGGTGAGGACTTGTTCCCTTGTACTGGCGTAGATGATGCTGGCTGGCTACTGGCATCGTTTGATGGTGCAACGATGTTGGGTGAAATCTTGTGGGAAAATAAACTCTGGAACGTAAGTCTTGCCGCGGAGGTAGATTCAGGGGAGATACCAGACAGCCACTGGCCGCAACTGGAGCATCAGCTTTTTGTATCCGGTGCTGAGAAGGTGTTGTTCATGGTCTCCGATGGCGATAAAGAAACTCACTGCTGGTACATGTCACGGCCTAATCGACGCGCACGTCTGATCGCTGGCTGGCGGCAGTTTGATGAAGACATGGCCAACTACGAGCACGTCGAGCATACCCCGCAAGCCGCAGGAGTAGCGCCAGAGTCTTTGCCGACCCTACAGATACAAGTGCGCGGTGAAGTCACTACGTCCAACCTGGCGGCATACAGGACGCATGCACTTGCGGTATTTGAAGGTATCAGCACCGACCTGCAAACAGATCAAGACTTTGCGAATGCCGATAAAACGGTGAAGTGGTGCCAGTCGGTAGAGGACAAGCTGGAACTGGCAAAGGAACAGGCTTTGGCGCAGACGGCCAGCATCGACGATCTGTTTCGTGCCATTGACGAAATCAAAGCGCAGGCCCGCACCAAGCGGCTTGAGTTGGATAAGTTAGTGAAGGGCCGCAAAGAGTCTATCCGTGTTGAGATTCTAGCAAAAGCCAAGGATGCATTTGAGGATCATATCCAGCAAATTAACGCATCGCTAGGAAAGGTTCGCCTGCCAGAGAATGGATTTCGTGCAGACTTAGCTGGCGCAATGAAGAACAAGCGAACTATCATCAGCCTGCATGATGCCGTTGATACCGAGCTGGCACGCGCAAAGATCGCCATAAACGAGATTGCAGATCGCATTCGGGTGAACCTGGAAACGCTGCGCGCAGAGTCTGCCGGGTATGAGTCGCTGTTCGCCGATGCTCAACAGTTGGTTATGGCCGACAGTGAGCACTTTAAGTTGGTTATAAAAGACCGCATCCGTGAGCATAAGGAGCGCGAAAACGCCAAGCTGGAAGCAGAGCGCGAGCGCATCCGCGCCGAGGAAAATGCCAAGGCTGAATCATACGCGGCCAAGGTTTCGGCGCAGCAGGAGACTGCGGAAACGGAGCAGCCAAAGCAGGCCGCCGCCATCGTCCAGTCAACGCAGACAAAAACCAAGGCCCCACCACGCCCGCCAACTACACGGCAGATAGTCACCATTCTTTGCGAACACTACGATGTTAGCGAGAGCACGGTTAGGCAGTGGATTTTAGAAATGGATCTTTCGGAGATAGCAGCATGACCACCCTGGTATCCCCAGCAGGGGAGCGAGTGGAGATCATATGGCTGCGTCCATTTTGCCGAGAGCATGGTTTGGACTCCGGGAACTTGGTTAAAGTTGTACAGGGTGAGAGGCAGCATCACATGGGTTGGCGGCTTGCAGACGCGGGGAAGTTCAGGCGCAAGGCTTATGCTATAGAGCGGTATCAAATAGGAGTAGTGAAGCAATGACAGCACACAAGAACGCACACTTGATGGAACTGTACGCGCAAGACGCACATGAGACTAAAACCCCTTGGGAGCGGTGGGAGAGCAAACACCAGTTTGCCGGTTGGCACGACTGCCGAAGTGAACCATATTGGGACTCAACCACCGGAATCTACCGCCGCAAGCCCCAGACAAAGGCGATCGACTGGTCGCAGGTTGGCGACAACGTGCCAATAGAGGTTTGGGATGGCCCGCTAGAGTTTTGCTTTCAACTTGGTTGGAGGACTAT